TTCCCAATTAGAATCATAGGTCACCGTATATTCGTGATAGTGGGCAGTCATTACCCCACCAGTTCCGTTTTCTATTGTACCACCTTGATGAACTCCTTGAGCATCTTCTATAGGATCTTGAGAATCTTGCAGTTTTCCAATATTATCGTACAAAGTAACTGAAGCAATAGTTCCATCAATTAAGTCTCTTGCTTCTTCTCTTCGTAAACAATTTGCTACCCGTCCTCTTTGTCTGTCTACTATTTCACCTTCTTCAAAAAAGTGAACGTGATTTGTTGCTTCTGGAAAGAAAGCCGTAGTATGCTTATCAGCAAAGAATTTTGGTATTTCAAAAGCATCTCGATTTACTAAATCTCTTGCTTGTTGTACCGTCATCGGTGCAGTAGTTGCCGTTTTCCCGTGAACAATTAAATTCTTAATCTCAACATAACCCCAAGTTTCTCCCGCAGTTTCACAAGAGGCTTTATCTGTATATTGTGTATCAGAACAGACTGGATCCTCAAATTCGTGTACGTGAAAGGCGGCAGCCCCTACACTTAAATCTGGTGCTGTCTGACCTTTAGTAAGTTTTGTATCTACTACAGGAGCAAAACCATTCTTACGTCCGTGATTATGTATGATATGTGCCGCATTTTCAAATGTTCCTACTTGAACAGAATCAATCACATCATTGGTCATACCATATACTTTGTGTACAATGGTATCTTCTCTATATGTCTCAAAATGTCCATAAGATTTTTCTGGAGCATATTCTGCTTCTGGAATAAATGCTTCGAGCCAAGAAATAAATCTCTGAAGTGCTTTCTGTACTGTAAGTTCCCAAACCGAACAAGAAATCATTCGACCATCAGCTTCATTGCCCCGGGAATCGTAGATTTCCATTTCCTGAACACTTGGTGGAAATTCTTTAATTGGGAGAACAAGTAAATGCTGAGTGAAATCAAGTACCGTAGTATGTGGAATAGCCGCAAGACCAATCTTAACTTCATCATTAATCCAAGAAATTGTATATAATTTTTCTTGAATTCGTGAACCAATTCTTCCACCATCTATCTGCCAGTTAACAGAAAAGTGATCCGATGGGTTATCCCAATCTTCTGCACCAACAAGTCCAGAACGTGCTTCCAGATTCTTCAATACTTCTACTACATACTCATCAAATCCTGTTTCGAGGAATAATTCAAATCCAGTATGAGCGTGCCCAAGGGTTCCGTGTTGTTCTGATTCTGCATCCCAGATGTCCATTGCAACATCAAGATATGAAAATATCGTAATGAACCACTTGACATAATCGGTGGGCATTTCCACCACTAAGTCTACGTTAGAATCGTATGAGAATTCAGCGAATAGTTTTAGTCCAACAGGGTGGACAAGTTTCTTTAATACTTCTCTGTATGCTTGGACAGGAACTGAAGATTTTACAACATATGAAAAGTCTTGATAATAATCATTATCTTGCATCTTTCTGTCCGAAGACAAGAAACCTGCACTATCTAACCAGTACCCATTTGTTTTCCAAACAGCAGTTTTTACATTAGGCTGGGCTACAGTATCAAGAAGAGCATCGCAGGCTTCTCTTGTTTCAGGAGGCTCTGTAATGTTTTGAAGAATACTATTTTCTACAGTTTGAATTCCTGTAGTTAATTCAAGAACTGGATACCACTCTAAAAATGCTGGCTCACCAAAATATGGAGATGCAGACTCATTACCTTCAGGATGTAATGCCGCCTGACAATCAATCATATTGTCGAATGTAGAGTAACCCGTTTGTGGATCAGCCGGCCAGTCGGGCGATACTGTACAGAAAGACTGTACAGGTGCGTTTCCTGGATATGAAGAATCATATTGATACGCAAGAGTATTTACAATGTATTCTCCCTCCTGAAAGTCGAGATTAACATTCAGTAAATTCATCTTTGTAAAATCTACATCTAATCCTTTAATTTCAGCCGTAGCACCACTCGTTAAACCTGTGATTAACGGCTTCTCGAATATAACAGGTACTTCATTAGGATGACCAGTAACGTGCATCCACTTATCTTGCCAAGTGTGACCGTTGATAATACATTCACCTTCTGTTCTTATTCCTTCTGAAATAATTCTTGCTTTAAAGGGAACTACATTAAGTTGTGTTCCTATATCTTCCCAGACTTCTTCATCTTTGAGAAATACTCCGCTAACTTCTGTGAGTAATAACTTTTCATAAGTCGAAACAGTTACGTCCTCAGGCATATCAACGAAAGCGGTAGCACCAGAAGTTTGTCCTACAATCTTCTTATTATAAAGTGTTTTTACTGTTTCAGGAACAACCACATTTTCAGTTTCACCATAATATGGTGAATTGGAATCTTCAGTCTCTTTATCAGTCAATATTGTAATCCACTCTGGCTCATACCAAACTGAACCAGATGCTCTCCACATCCATTGTTTAGGATATATGGTTTCTACAGAACTGTCAAAATCTCGTCTGAAGAGAAAGTTAAGGGCGTTGGTAGTACCCTTTTGGCGATAGATGGGCTGAATATTCTTGGTAAGAAAAGCCTTATCTGTGGTACTTATGGTAGGATCAACAGCAGTATGAGGAGTACCGTGAAGATACTGTTTCTCAAACTCTGGAATAAAAGAATCTAAGGCGTGATCTACATCTAAGTTCTGAATTAGATCGGTGATTTGTCTATATTCACCTAATTCACCATTAGCATCAGTTTCCCTTTCCAAGTATTCAAAATACTTGCGTAAGAAAGTGATGAACATCGGATGGTCTTCCCGAACATAATCGGGTACCATTCTTTCTACAAAGAGTGAGAGAAACTTTGCAGGATGTGTAGTAAAGTTATCTTTTTGAGCCATTTGTAATTACACCATCAAGCATTAACACTTACCATTGAAATATTACTGTTTTGTAGAACTAGCAAATTACTCCGGATTGCTGAAATGTCATTTGACTGAGGTGTAGTATACAAACTTATTACTGTGTTAGTATCTAAAACTGGGTTAAATCCAATTAACTCAATAATTCCATTTTCGTAATCGATGGTTCCTTGTTCAGTATTTAAAAATTGTTCATTCGCAATATCATATAAAAGAATGTTTCCTTGCCCATCGTCTAGTAATGCAAATTGGGTTCCGGCTTCTGAATTACCGAATACAGAAGATACAGCAGTACCTGCCGTAATCGCATTGTCAAATCTGAAAATATAGTTACCAACTGTATTGGATGCTTGAATGAAAAACTTTTTATACATTTTGATGTTGGTTAAGTTATTACTGATAGAATTATCGGTGCTATCAATAATAGTAATAAGTCTAGAATATCGTAAAGTTACCTTAAATTGTGCAAGTTCCTCCTCAAAGAAATCTTCAATTTCTGATATAATTTTAGTCTGAACTTCACCAGCGGATAATGTAGTCTTTACTGGATCATACTTAACCGTTGATTCTACATCAATATACGTGTATTCTGGTGCAGTTATGATTGGATTAATAGCCAACATATTGTATTTGGAAAGTATATCATCTGTAAGTCTTTTCTTCGTCAAGGGAGATAATTCTAAACCGTGCTTTGGTTTGATACAAATGAATACAGCACCATATTGTGGTGGATCGTTTTCTTCTCCTCCCCAAACTGCAATAGAGTCAATATTTGGGTATTTCTCTACAAGAATCGTTTTATAATCTTCGGCAGTAACCGCTCTATCTTGTCGTTCATATGCTCTTGGAGCAGTTTCTTTGATGTTTGCTGTACTTTCCTGTTCAGCACCTAAAGATGAAATATCTACAGTTTCTAAAGTAACCGTTGAAGCCGTATAGGCTTCCATAATTGTTGATTCCAGAGCAAATGTTTGTTCTTGAACGGTTGATGTATAATTCCCGGCATCGCCATTCGTGCTTAAATATGCAATTGTAATTAGTTGTCCATCAAGAGGTCGTCTTCCAAACATTCCATTTCCGAAATAAATTTCTGTGACTCCATCTAGTCCCTCTTGAAGGAAGAAAACGGAAGAGTTATTATCTAATTCAGAAAGAATTTGATTATTCTCCCACGGCCATTCCGCAACAATCATACTTATGGTTGCTCTATCGCAATATGGATCTCTAATTATAAACTTTTGCGTTTCTGAGGTAGCATCCATTGTCCATTCTAGACCTTTTAATGTGCCTTGATTGAGTTTAATTTCTCCCGAGAACTCTCCACCTTCATCTGCAAATATATTTACTGTTTCAAGATTAGTAAAAGGTAATGCTACTCCATTGATATTAGAAACAAATTGCGTTCCTTTTTCAACAACAATATAGGAAGGATCTGTACCAGTAGTATCAAAGGTGAGTTTAACAATGGCTTCTGCGGAAGTAGCAGATTTTGGAACATAGCCAATTGATTTTGCGTGAGATACTACGGAATTTCGGAGGGTAGCAGTATCAAGAAAAGATTCATTGATAGCCATATTAGTGTGAAATCCCATATAATGAGTTGTGTATGCCATTACATCGAGCAATACACTCATTCCAGATCCTTCGAAATCATAATCTATGAATTCGTTTTGACCTTTCATAAACTCTTTAATGTTCTTTTTTATTCCATCAAACTCAAGATTACTTAAATTTAATGCTTTTGGATTAAAAGTTGTCGCCATTTGTTACCTCAATCTATTTAAGAAGAAATCGAGTGTTACAGGTGAACCTTCATTTATGGGAGTATAAACGATGGTTACCTCATACCCATTTCTGTCTGGATCTGCTTCCACTGATACGCCTTCTAATCGACATCTGGATTCAAATCTTCTAATTGCCTGCTCAATAGCTCCTTCTAAAACAACTCGTGTTTCGATGGACATTGGCTCAAAAAGTGAGTGATATATCGTTGAACCAAATTCACTTTGAAATACACGTTCTCCGCGTTGTGTTCTGATAATACGAATGATACTTCCATTAATAGCATCGACATCGGATCGACCAACAACATCATTGGTCATTGGATGAACCAACATATCTAGGTCTATGTCTCTATATTTTCTAAGTCTAGTTGTTCGTATCGGTTCAGGCATTCTTTATCTCGTTATATCATATTTATACTGTGGATCGGTCAGGCTTCATCTATAATGCAAGTTCCCGACCCCGAAAGATTTGTAGAACCACAGGATAGTGAATCTCCAATTCTTGCTACTGGTATCCCATTGATTAATACATTAGGTGAACCGCTTGCTTGTATTGCATCGTGCGAATCACATACTGAACATCCGTGAGATTCCCAGACATCCCCTACCCTAACAACCGGCAAACCATCAACTAGTACATCCCAGGATGCACTTAAAACGGTTCTAGTCGGAAAACATCCGTGTCCGGTACACATATCTCCTAATCTTACTACTCCTGGCATATTTTTCTCCTATCCATTGCTACCTATTCTACTAAATTCTAAACTAGGTAATTTATCAGTATCAAAAGGTTTCTCTGTTGGTAATTTTGATCTTGTATTTACATTCTTTTTGTTTGTAAACTTTCCATAAGATTGTATTGCTTTTTTCGCATTTGTAACTCCTGCTTGACCTTTTTTGCATACCCATTGTCCATTTGCTTCTTCACATACTGCTTTAGATTTTGCATTATCAATTTGTATAGAAGCACTTGCTCCAGAGACGGCTCGTACGGCTGCCGAAATAACATACCATTTACCTGAATGTTTTAGACATACTTCTTTTCCTGGCTCAAAAGGTTCAACTAAAGTAGCACCGTATTGAGCCATTATTACTGCTTCTACTGATTCGTAAATATTATCATCTACCACAATATAAGCACCAGTTCCTGCCGCTTCAGCCGCGTCTACTTTAGCAATTAATGATTCAGTATAATTTTCAGGTGGAACTAATTGATACCCATTAGGATATTCTAAATCTGAAAAATCACAAGCTCCCACTTCTTTTGCATCAGGTATAGCCTGTCTTGGTTCACAACCACAAGTCTCTACTTGCGACCAGTCTCCCGTTTTCATTGCTAATTCGACCACTTCTCTAGATTGATCATAATCCGAGATATCTCCACCAATATTAGATTTCTGTGTTGTTCTATCTGGTGGAAGCAAGGCGGCACCTTCACTCAATCGAAATGTTCCAGGTAATACCCCTAAACCTGCTTGTACATAAGTTGGAACCGCAAATGGTTTTGGATCATTAGGATCTGCACTAGACTTTGGTATAGGAGCCCCCTGTTTTGATAATACCGGATCTACTCCTGCTGGAGAAAATGGAGTTACTTTTCTCGGTGTAGTCCAAGTTCCGTAAAATGAACCTACTCCCTCAAGTGCATCTCGTTCTTTAGTTATGATCATTGGATTCCCAGGATCTGAGGGAACGTCCCGACTCTTAGGAGTAACTTTGGGTCTTTGTACATCTTTCAAAGCAGAGGAAGGACTGCTTGGTGGTGGACCAGCTTCGTATTCTGGAAAAACATCTGCTAAAGTCTTAGCTATTGGTCCCATAGCCGCTTCTACTGAACCAGCCATTTTGACCTCATTATCAGTCATTTCCTTTTCGTGCCATTCACCATCTGTAGCTTTACAAGCATCTTCATTTCTATTAGAACCTCCATTTGTGCCACCTGTACACCATCCTACTTTATGGACTTTTGCGACTTTCTTTTTATCTTCGGCTACTGCCTTATATTCAACTTCATCTTTATTCTTCTTAAACGCTTCGGTTGAATTATTAAATGGAGTTTCACCTTTCTCAATTCCTTTTGAAAAATCTGACTTTGCTTCAACATCTTCGGGAAAATCTGGATCATTTGGAGTTGTCCATCCTACACCAGGAACATATTCAGGTGGTGTAGAATCATATCCTCCAGTTGGAGAAGCCGCTTTTTGTTGTTCAACTACTTCTGTTCCAACAGGCAAATCATCAGCTACTTGTGCGAATGAAGGTTGCCCTTCCATCGCGGCTTGCTTATGTTTGGGTACATCAATAACTGTTCCGGGAGGTTTACCAACTTCATCAGCAAGAGGAAGTTCAGGTTCTTCTGGCTCATCGAGTTGCCCTGTAGCTCCTTTATATAACTTAACAATGTCTTCCATAACGGGTTGCGTTACGTGCTGGAGCATTCTGTTATTATTGACTAACGCACAAGGATCGGAAGTTGCCATCTTTGCAAAGGCTGCCCATTGGGCTAATTTGGTAAGGGCGGCTGCCAGTGCGGCGACATCTTTTCCGATAAGATCATTAACCTTCTCCATCATCTCTCCGCACATATTATTGAAATCGTTTGTTAGATTTCTAATAACAGCACAATTGGCAAGCATATTAGATACGCTTGAGGCATTGGTTACATCTTCAACTAGTGTTCTTGTTCTATTAGAAAGCTGAGGGAGATCACCCATTCCCATAGCATCATCAATAACACCTTCAGATTCAAGTAATGTAGCAAATCCAGCGGCACAATCAAGCATATCATCATACTGACCTAATGCTCTAGATAATTCTCTACCAGCTTGCTGAATTCCAGAATTTCGTATAAAGTCTCGTGTAGCGGCTAGCAGGGCATCTTCTAAAAAATCTCCACAATGAGTAAAGCCATCTGAAACTTCTTGTACTCCTTGAAGAGTGTCCCAGATTTCAGTTCCATCAGCTCCATATGCCGCCTCTAGAGCGGTCTTATCTACTTGACCTGTGACATCCAGAGGCTTAGCATCACTTCTCATTTGATTTAATTTCCCCGTAGCCGGGGATCGCATTGTGGATCCAACGGATCCCATTGCATCATTAACGCTTGTAAACGTTCCTGTTCCTTGTGCGGATGATATTACACTACTTGGTGATACTGCCATTTATTTCGTTCCTACTAGTTTAATTTTAATCCTGCGCCTTTGACCCAGTTTATTTTACCTGATTCCGTTGTTAAATTACCAACAGAAGTGATTGTACAATCTCCCATTATGTCAGGTTTCCAATCTCCCGTAACTTCCATCTTCCATTCACCACCAACGACCATTTCTAAATCTCCGCCCGTTTCAATTTTCATATTCCCATCGACTTTAAAATTAACATCTCCTGTGACGGTAACCTCATCATTACCTGCGACAATAGTAAAATTGTCCATTTCTACTTTAACTGTTCTAGTTCCATCTGGACCGATCTCTTCATATGTACCCGACTTATGATATTTCATAAGTCTTTCAGCACCCGGGGTATCATCCCATTCTTCTACGTGTCCGCTTTCGCTTGCTCTTACGTGATTAAATGGATATTGAGCCTTATAATTATCCATAGGTAAACCTTCTTCAGGCTTAGACGAACCTCCTCCTACACTCGGTGGACCTGTAAAGTTTTTTCTTGCTCTTCTATGTGTATCCGGTTCTCCCAAATGAGTAGCTTTTGGATAAATACCATTCGGATCATTAAACCCAGTTTTTGCTGGTGCTTTTGTAGGATATCCTCCAAGAGTTCCCATCATTATTGGTTCTTGACAATTCTCTCCATCTCTAAAGAATCCTACTACCCAAGTTCCTTCTACAGGACCCAGAGGAGTTGTTCCAATTCCATTCATTGCGGCAGAAGTAATTGGTTGCATCGGATGAGCCCAAGGTAAATCTTCTGTAGGAATACCTTCATCAATACCTTGTTCCATCTTCTCTGTATGTAAACCAGCGATTCTTACTCTACATCTTCCCAAAGCCATTGGATCACGTCGGTCTTCTACTACGCCCATAAACCAAACAAATCCATCAAATCCCATAAATTGCATAATCTATCCTCTCTCTTCTATTACCATATCTGGATCTCCGAAGAATCCATCTTTCATACATTCTAGTGTCATTACATATTCCTTATTATTAATTTTATGATGTATAGCCGTGACTAACCATTTTCCCGTCAAATATTGATCCTCAGGTAAATCGTGAACGTGAATATTTGTCGGTATTCTTAATATTACAACATCACCAGCCCAACAATTTGTGTCACCAGGAACATCAAATTTGATGGTATTTGTTCTCATTTCGGTCTTCTTCATATCATAATGCGGATAATGGCTCTTCTCTCCTTTATCGTGAATACCATAAAGATAATTAGCACTCATAAAGCCTTCGTGTTGCTTCACATTAAAGTCTGCAAATGGAGCATCTTTTGGTCCATTGAGACCAATACCTTCTGCTAATACAACATCTTTCTCTCCGTCATATTCTACCTCATATGATTCTAATGATTTCTCAAGAATATTATGAGTCAATATGGATGCAC